CAGGTGGTTTTGATTTATGGAAAAACATCGTTTTAAACAATGATAAAGACGCAATGACAACAATGGTTGATTATTGTAAAAATGATGTTGTAATACTTGAAAAAGTATATAACCATATTAAAAACTACGTACCACATAAAACACATTTTGGTGCTTTAGAGACAGGAGAAAAAACATGTTGTCCTGAATGTGGCTCAACTGATTTAAGACATTCACAAACTCGTTATTCTGCTGCTGGAACTCCACGTGTTCAAATGCAATGTAATGATTGTCACAAATACCACACTGTAGCTAGTAGAACATATGATGCAATAATTGCTAAACAGTTTGAAGGGGAAGAGGAAGAGTAAATATTTATAGTAAAATAATTTATTATAATGGATAACTTTGACTTAAAACGTTTTCTAGTTGAAAATAAATTAACTCGCAATTCTATCTCGGAAGAAATAACAGTTAGTAATATTCCTCAATTTGGAGAACCAACAACAACTTTTGACAAACCAAAACCTAAACCAACTACACTCTCAGAGCCTTATACATACGATGAACCTAGTCTTTTAGATTTTGTTAAAAAACATGTTGGTGATATAGAAAGTGATATAACAGGAAACTATCAGGGTGGTTATTCTAATCTATACTCCGCTAATGATGTTTCTAAATATGAAGGTATAGTATTTATAGGTGGTAATAAATATGCTCCTACAGTAGCCGTATTAGATCATGCTCCTACACAAAAAGATCTAGAAGTAACTGGTACTAATAAAGATGATTGGAGGTTAGAATTTGATAGAGTACATATTCCTGGTACTCCTAAAGATGGACCAATGAAGCAAGGTGTAAATTATATTAAGAAAAACTATTATTGGCATGCCCGTGTAAAAAATGAACCAACAATAAAAGAAAATAAAATGCAAGACTTTGACTTAAAACGTTTTCTAGTTGAAAATAAAATGACTAGAAACTCACAAATATTAAACGAACAACCAGAGATAGAAGGAATACCAGCTGATGACCCATTAGCTCAAATTCCTGCTGTACCCGCTGAAACACCATCTGAACCATCAGGTGAAATAGATAAAGAAACTGCTAAAGAATTAATATTCGATACTAAAGGTAAATTCTTTACTGTAACATTTATTAAAAAAGATGGTAGTGAGCGTGTAATGAATGCTCGTTTAGGTGTTAAAAAATATCTAAAAGGAGGAACACTAGCATACGACCCAGCTGAATTCAATTATATCACAGTATATGATATGGGTGCTAAAGGGTATAGAATGGTTAACGCTAATACTATTAAAAACCTTAAAATAGGTAAAAACGAATACATTATTCCTGATGCCATAGCAGAATCAGATGAACCTCAAATAGATGAAAATGCTAAACCAGAAGATATAGGTAAAGGTACTCGTTTATTTTTCAAAGATGATAAAACTACTTATTACGCTAAAAACGTAGCAGCGGATAAAAAGAATGTTTTTGTAACTAAAGACAATGATGATAGAGTATATAAAAAATCTATAGCTAAAATCATTCAAATCAACAACAAAAAATTTTAAAATAATGAAAAAACAATTTATCACTGAAACAGCTAGAATGCAACAATTAGCAGGTATTTTAACTGAATCTAAATTATTAACTGAAAATATAACGGTACCTACATTAGATGATAAAACTTGGAAACTTTGGTTACAACTTTCTAATGAGGCTGGTATTGAAGATTATGACTTAGAAACTTATAATTATAATCAAGTAAATGGAATTTTAAAAGAAATCAGTTGGGTATCATCTAATAAAGACAAATACTCAAACTATGATGAATTGTCAGATGCTTATAATGATTTTCTTGATAGTATATATGACAACCCTTCAGATAATATTTAAATAACATACAGACTAGATTCATATCCTAGTCGCTCGCAAGAGATAAATTTTTAGAGAGATGTGGCCTCAGTTTTTGAGACCACATCTTTTTTTCGTATATTTAACAGTTCAAAAGATATAAACATGAGTAAAAAAATAGTAATCGTTGGAGCCGGGGTAGCAGGTATTAATGCTGCTACTAAATTAGTAGATAATGGCTATCCGGGTCATTTAATTACAATTATTGATATGGGTAAAGATCCATATAAAAGATTACCAAGTGAAGTAATGACTGGTATGTTAGGTGCTGGTGGTTGGTCTGATGGTAAATTAACTTATCACACAGCTATTGGAGGTCAATTATCTAAATACTGTGGTGAAGACAAAGCAATGGAATTGATGGATCAAGTTATTACTAATTTTAAACGTTTTCATCCTAAACCAGAAGAAGTACAATGTTCAAATCCAGACGCTGAACCTGACTTTATTAAACCTTACTTTGGATTAAGATTATTCCCAGTATGGCATGTTGGAACTGATTATTTGTTAGAAATTGCTAAAAACTGGTATAAATACTTAGTTGATAAGGGTGTTAACTTTATTTGGGAAACTAAAGTAACGGAAATTGCATTTGTTAATCAAACATTAAAAGCAGACCCAGTAAACGAAATTACATGGGATCATGGAATTATATCATATGATACACTTATCTTTGCTGTAGGTAAATCAGGTATTGACTTTGGTAAATCATTGGCTGACTCTTATAACTTACCAACTGAACCTAAATCAGTTCAAATTGGTGTTCGTTTTGAAGCACCACAACATCACTTTCAAAATTTAATTGATATTTCATATGACTTTAAGTTATATAGAAAATTCGATAATAAAGGAGTATCATTACGTTCGTTTTGTACTAATAATAATGCTGCTTATGTTGCTGTAGAAGAAACATATGGTAATCATACTTACAATGGTCATGCTAAAAAGGATGAAAAGTATAGAAACGATATGACTAACTTCGGTATTATAATGGAGTTAAATGGTATTGAAAATCCATTTGAATGGTCAAGAAATGTTGTAAAACAACTACAATCAGTAGATAGAAAAGGATTATATTATTCTCCATCTCGCCAGGTATCCTATACCTCAGAAGGAGGTCATGTAGAAGCACATCAAATAGGAGATGCTGATATGATGGATGTTAGAAGAACATTTGAAGGATATTTTGATTATATTGAAGATTTTATTGAAGATATGAAAAAAGTATTCCCAACATTAAAAGACGATTGGGGAATTTATATTCCCGAAGTAAAATATCTATCACCTGAGCCGCTTGTTGATTATGCCAACCTAGCCCTGACCAAGTATCCTAACGTACATTTTGTTGGTGATGCACTTTCCGCTAGAGGTATAACAGTAAGTGGCGCACATGGGATTTATGTATCTGAAGATATTTTGAAATCTAAGTAATTTTTCGTACATTTATGACAAAGGGTGAAAGTAAATTTACACGTGTTTACGAAGATGAACATGAAAAAATAACATGGACTTACGATCTAGACTATTATAACCACGGACCAATATCAGTAGAAATTAAAAGTAAAAACGAACAAACAAATGGAAAGAAAAATAAAAACACCAGACGGACAGATAATGTATCTATCGAAAACGAGAAAGTTAAGAGAGGGCGTAAACGACAAGAACGAGCCTAATGCATATAAGGAAGAATGGGTGTTACATAATACAGATGGTCCTGCTTTAATTAAAGCGGATGGTAAAAAAGAATATTATTTCTGGGGAATATACCAAGGCAACACACCTGAAGTAATTAAAGAATTAAAACGTAATCATACAGGATTACCACCAGCAAAAAACCCATTGTTTAAAAATAGTTTTAGATAATATGAAAATAGGATTAGTAGGTACTGTATCTGTAGGTAAAACTACATTAGTTAATGCTTTAGCAGAATTGCCACAATTTAAAGATTATCATTTTGCTACTGAACGTAGTAAGTATTTAAGAGATTTAGGTATTCCATTAAATACAGATTCAACATTAAAAGGGCAAACTATATTTTTAGCTGAACGTGTATCTGAATTAATGCATGAAAATTTAATTACAGATAGAACAGTTATAGATGTAATGGCGTTTACTCAATGTGCTGAATCTATACATCCAACTGATAAAATCTCATTTGAAGAATATTCTCGTAATTTTATTAACGAATATGATTATGTTTTTTATGTGTCTCCTGATGGAGTGGAAATAGAAAACAATGGTGTGCGTGAAACTAATGCTGAGTATAGAGATAAAATTGATTACACTATTAAAGGGTTTTGCCAATTATATAATCATAGAATTAAAAAATTTCATATGATATCGGGCACAACAGAAGAACGTATAAAACAAATATTAGAAGTGATTTCTACTTAATATTTATATTAAATTAACATTTATATATAAAATATGAAAGTAAGTGAATTAAAAGAAAATATTCGCGGTATTATACGTAAAAAAATGGGTGAAGCAGTAGTTATTCAACAAACAGGTACACCTTTTACAGATACTCAACTAAGCCAAAGAATAAGAACATTAAGATCAAAAGAAGGAGATCCGACAATAGGAACAGAAAAAAACGTTGTTAGAGTTGTTAGAGAAAACGATATTAAGCCAGGAGAATATACTATGGCTAAAATATGGAAAATGAATCGTGCTGAATTGATTGATTTCTTAAATTTACCTCCAGATATGGCTAAAAACTGGTCAGATGGTGACTTACTAGGAGGTGCTTTAGAAATGGCTGATGATAGAGCTGATTATGAAGATTCAATAGACGAAGAAGATTTCATGGATGATGACGATAATACAATTATTGAAGATGTAGAAGATGTTGATTCATCAGGAGACGGAATGGCTAAATATTATGATGAAGTTTATGAAATAAATGCTAATGTTGCTCCTGGATCTAGATATCAAATTGAAGTAAGAAAAAATGGTAATTTTATCATATTAACACAAGACAACGGACAAGAAATAGTAGTAAATCCTGAAGATGTTAGAGATTTAGTTAAAGTTATTCTTAAAATAGACAATGAAAGCAACTAAACAAGACATAGTATTAATAATAATTGCTTTATTATGTTTGTATAATATTTTCAATACAAACAGCATTAAAACTGATGTAAAGGGTTATAAAGAAAAAATCGAAGCCCTTCAAACTAAAGTAGATTCCGCACAAGCCGTTAATGAAAAAATTGACGTGAAAATTGACTCGGTAAAAGATAACGTAGTTAATATTACTAAAGAAATTCACCACATAGATAATAACATATCTATAATTAAACAACAAACAGATGAAAAAATTAATAGTGTTGATAGTTTTACTGCTAACGAGCTTGAGCAGTTTTTCACAAACAGATACGACAAAGGTTCAAATTAAAACACCTGTAGCTAAATTAGTTATTAAAGATATCCTTAAAGGGGATGGATGTGCTGAAGAATTAAAACTTACTCAAGAAAAAATTATTAAATTAGAAGCAAGAGAAACTCAAAAAGATACCATTATTTCCCTATTAGAGAGTAAAGATAAAAACAATCAATTTATTATTGCTACTCAGAAAGATCAATTACAACTATCTAAAGAACTTTCAGAACAATTACATAAAGAATTAAAAGGACAAAGGACTAAAACCTTTCTATGGAAAGTAGGAACGTTTGCCGGCATACTTACTACTTCATACCTATTGGTAAAATAACAAATATATAATAAAACATATAAGGTCTGATCAACATCAGGCCTTTTGTATATTTATATATAAATGATTATATGAGTGAACAAAATCAAAATATAAAAGATATAATTAAACAGGAATACATTAAGTGTATGACTGACCCTGCCCACTTCATGAAGAAGTATTGTATGATTCAACACCCTACAAAAGGTAGAATCCCATTTAATTTATATCCCTTTCAAGATGGTGTATTACATCAATTCCAAAAAAATAATTATAGCATAGTTTTAAAATCTAGACAGCTAGGTATCTCAACTCTAGTAGCTGGTTTTTCTTTATGGATGATGATTTTCCATAGAGATAAAAATATACTTTGTATCGCTACAAAACAAGAAACCGCTAAAAATATGGTAACTAAAGTACGATTCATGTACGATAATTTACCTTCTTGGTTAAAAGGAACCGAAAAACCCTTGGAGAACAACAAGCTCTTACTTAAATTACCAAATGGTTCTCAAGTAAAAGCAACTTCAGCAGCAGGTGATGCTGGTCGATCAGAAGCCGTTTCTTTACTTATAATTGACGAGGCCGCGTTCATTGATAACATACATGAGATATTTGCTTCTGCTCAACAAACATTAGCAACGGGTGGAGGATGTATAGCATTATCTACACCTAATGGTACTGGAAACTGGTTTCACCAAACATGGTCTAAATCAGAATTAGGAGCAAATTCATTCGTTCCTATTAAGTTAAAATGGAATGTACATCCTGAAAGAGATCAAAGCTGGAGAGATTTACAAGATCAAGACTTAGGACTTAGGATGGCTGCCCAAGAATGTGACTGTGATTTTAGCACATCTGGGGATACAGTATTTGAACCTGAATTACTTGATTGGGTTGAAGCTAATTTAATGGATCCGATTGAAAAACGTAATGTAGATGGTAATTTATGGATTTGGGAACAACCAGATTATAATAGAAGTTATTTAGTAACAGCCGACGTTGCTAGAGGAGACGGAAAAGACCATTCTGCATGTCACGTGTTTGATTTAGAAACAGCAACACAAGTAGCTGAATATAAAGGACAAATAGGAACTCGTGATTTTGGACATTTGTTAGTAGGTTTAGCAGCAGAATATAATGATGCTTTATTAGCTATAGAAAACGCTAACGTAGGTTGGGATACAGTACAAACGGCAATTGATAGAGGATATAAAAATTTATATTACTCACCTAAAACAGAAGCATACACATCAGATCAATGGGCTAGACGTAGTGAGAATCAAGACAGTTTAGTAGCTGGTTTTACAACATCTGTAAAAACACGTCCTTTAATGATTGAAAAATTTAGAGAATATACTAAAGAAAAAGCATGTTTTATTCGTTCTAAAAGAACACTAGCAGAAATGAAAGTATTTATTTGGAAGAATAGTAAAGCACAGGCACAAGAAGGATATAATGATGATTTAGTAATGTCTTTTAGTATGGGTCTATATTTAAGAGATACAGCCTTAAGATTTAGAAAATCAAACATAGAATACGACAGAGCAATAGTAAACGCAATATCAGTAGATAAAGGAATGATGAATTCCTACAACGCTAGAGGACATAATACTAATAATAACCCATGGAAAATTCAAACAGAACAAGGAGGTCACGAAGATATTACTTGGCTGTTAGGATAAATATTTATACATATGATAGACACATCTTTATTTGGTAGATTAAAAAGATTATTTTCAAACGACGTAATCATTAGAAACGTTGGTGGAAATCAAGTTAAAGTAATCGACAGTGACCACATACAAAGCTCCGGAGTAGTACAAACAAACATGTACCCTGAGCGATACCAACGTATCTATACTGGAGGGTTAGGTACCTATATTGGTAATGCTCCTTATTCTAACTATACAATATTAAGACCTCAATTATATAATGATTATGAGGCAATGGATGGTGATCCAATTATAGCATCTGTATTAGATATTGTTGCTGATGAATCTACACTTAAAAATGGTGCTGGAGAAGTATTAGCTATTAAATCACCTGACGAAAATATTCAAAGAATATTATATAATTTATTTTATGATGTACTTAATATCGAATTTAACCTTTGGGGTTGGGTTCGTTCAATGTGTAAGTATGGTGATTTTTATTTACACTTACATATTGCTGAAAAGTACGGTGTATATCAAGTAATTCCACTTAACGTTTATAACGTAATTAGAGAAGAAGGATTAGATCCTAAAAATCCATCTTATGTTCAATTTAGAGTTGAACCAAATGCTTCATATACTGGTGTTTTAGGAGGACTTGATAAGGATGATATGGTATTCCAAAACTATGAGGTAGCTAACTTTAGACTATTAGGAGATTATAATTTCTTACCATACGGAAGATCATATATTGAACCAGCTCGTAAAATATTTAAACAACTAGCATTAATGGAAGATGCTATGTTAATTCACCGTATATTAAGAGCACCACAACGTAGAGTTTATTATGTAGATACTGGAAACATTCCACCTAATGAAATTCAAGCGTATATGGAGAAATTAAAAGGACAAACACAACGTACTCCTTTTGTTGATCCTAAAACCGGTGAATATAATCTTCGTTATAATATGATGACTGTAAATGAAGATTTTTATATACCAACAAAAGGTGGAAACACATCAACTAAAATAGATACTTTACCTGGTCTTGAATATAACGCTATTGAAGACGTTATTTACTTAAGAGATAAAATGTTAGCAGCTGTTAAAGTACCTAAAGCATTTTTAGGATATGAAGCTGACGTTGAAGGTAAATCTACATTAGCACAACAAGATATTCGTTTTGCTCGTACAATTGAACGTATTCAACGTATTGTAGTATCTGAATTAACTAAAATAGCATTAGTACATTTATATTCTCAAGGATATACTGATGAAAACTTAACAAACTTCGAACTTGAATTAACTACTCCATCTATTGTCTACGATCAAGAAAGAGTAGCATTAATGAAAGAAAAAGTTGATTTAGCTAGACAAATTCAAGAAACTGGTTTATTCCCTTCTGATTACATTTATGATTATATTTTCCATATGAGTGAAGACAAATATGATGATATGAGAGAGTTAGTTATCGAAGATAAAAAACGAATGTTTAGATTAGCTCAAATTGAAAACGAAGGTAATGACCCTATAACAAGTGGAGAATCATACGGAACACCACATGATTTAGCTTCAATGTATGGTAGAGGTAGAAACGACATGGGCATCCCACCAGCATATGATGAGACAAACCCAGTAGGAAGACCTCAAGAAAAAACATCAGTTTATAATACACAAAAACGAGTATTAGGAAAAGACCCACTAGGAAAAGGAGTAGACATATCACCAGATAGTGCAAAAGCACCTGAATCTAAAGGAGGATCACCGCTAGCATTAGAAGGAACTAAATCAATATACATGCAAAATAAACATATGTTAGAAGAAATGGTTAAAAAATCTAATGTGTTTGATAAGGATAATAAAAAGTCTTCATTATTAGATGAATCAAATATCAAAGGCATATAAAAAGTATATATTTATAACCAGTAAATTAACATCGTGAAGCCAAAACATAATAAATATAAAAACACGGGTATATTATTTGAATTGTTAACTAGACAGATAACATCTGATATTATGTCTAATAAAGATTCATTTGCTGTTAACATTGTTAAAAAATATTTTTCTAAAGGAGAATTAGCAAAAGAATATAAAATATACCAAGCATTAACTAAAGCTACTTCGTTAAATGAAGTTAAAGCAGAAAGCATTATTTCTTCTGCTGTTAAATTAGTTGAACGTTTAAATCGTACTGCTCTTCGTAAGGAAAAATATAACTTAATTAAAGAAATTAAGCAATATTATGATTTGGAAGAGTTCTTCAAAGCTAAGATACATAATTATAAGGCACATGCTGCCGTTTATAATTTATTAGAAGCTCAAAGCAGTTTAGAGTTTATAGATCCTTCATTTGTGATCACTAATAAAATAACTTTACTTGAATTTTTAACTAAACAAGACATAGATAAAGATAAGATTGAAGATCAAGTAATGGCTGAATATGCTTCTCAAGACAAATCAACACGTGCATTGATTTCTCAATTAATGATTGAAAAATTTAATGAAAAATATGCTGATTTACTTCCTGAACAACGTAGTGTATTAAAAACATACATTAATAATATAACAAATACTGTATCCTTACGCGAATTCATTAATCAAGAGTTAGATAACATTAAAAATTCTTTAACATCCTTACAATCATTTGTACA